TCAGCATTTAATACTACAGCACCATTGAAGGTATACTTAGACCATGACGATTGCATCTTTTCACGCCCTGCCCAATGATACTTATATAAGAATATAGAGCTGGTTTCTAAGGACGACATCATTACTAATGCGTTCTCAGCGGTACTAGCCGCTAACTTATATACACCATCAGGAACATACTTAGCTACGTGTGATGTAATATCTGTAGCATCTGATCTATCTGTATCATCTACAACATAGTATTCTCTAACTGATGTGAACCCACCTCGCTTGGCAGGGAAGTATACAACACTTCCAGCACTTACAGGGCTTGTAGTTGTGTTAGCTTCATATTCGGTTGTCTGACTTATTGACGTATTCTTAGGTGTGATAAAATCACCGCCCTTTAGAATGAACTGTGTTTGGTCAGAGAATAGCAGTAACTTACGATCAAAAGGCACTGCATGTTTTAATGTAGAAACTTTAACGTGACTAGCCGCTACATCTATTGGGTCGTTATCTAGTAAACTTCTTGCAGTCGTTGCAAAGAAATCAAAGTAATCTGAAGTTCTCGACATAACAACGTTCTCACCAGCCAGAACACCAAAACGGTTCTGGAAGAAGAATACGTCTGTTATCTTTTGTCCTATGAATGTTGGATTTGGTATAGATACTTCATCACCTACGGCTCTATCTCCCCAATCAGCTTGTTCAAAAGTAAACGTACCATTAGCTTGTCTTATCAAAAGGTGGGGCATTGTTGCCGCATTAAGTTCATATTGAATGTTTGGTTTAATCCACTCAATCCACGTACCAGTACCTATCTTATTCTGTGTACCATTATCACTTTCAAACTTTACATAGTAATCGTCAAAGTCATTTGTCTGATCACCCTGTACGTGAGCTATGTATCCATTAGGAGCGTTAGATGGTAGGTCATCAAATCTTTGTACTGTTCCAACTGTAGGACTTAATCCAGTATCTCCTAAACTATCATAAGTTGCTAAATCAAAAGATGCATTACCAGTTTTGGAAATTACAACTGTTGAACCATCAGCTTGTGCTGTAAAGTTTGATTGACCACTAATAGCTGTAGCAATCTTTGTTGCTATATCATCTGTACGTGTTTCAATCTGGTCATCTTCAGATGTAACTATATTAGCGGCAATACTACCATCAAGAAATACAGTATACCTTTGGTTATAATCACCCTGTTTTACAGCTATAAGACCTGTAAATGGATATACTGGACTTAAAAGATTACTCATTGCTGTCGTCTGTGTTGAGTTAACAATAAATGTATAATCAGCAACTGTAACAGCTCGAAAGTCTGTAGCTGGTGTTGTGCTATTTAAATACGCTGTACCATTAGGATATGCTACAGTCTTTTCGTTACCTGCTAGGTCATAAATAGAAATCTGATTACTAGCATTAATAAACAGAAAATAACGTTCTACTGTGTCTCTGTTTATCAAGTGTGTGAATGACCCTGTAGTATCAGAGTTATTCATTATTGCCACGTGTTCTAGCGGTGGTCGCTTTTGTAGACCCTCAACGAGAGAAGGAAACGCATTAATCTGTACTTCAGCTTGGGATGATAGCCTTAGAGCTGGGGATTGTTGCGATACACCTTGTACCAAGTTGGGGATAGCAGAGCTTATCATTCCCATTAGATTATCCTACGGTTATTTCCACGGTTCATTACGCGAGATACTGAATAGTTATCCATCATATTGAAGTCTGCCGTATCCCCTTCAAATTCTTTAAGATCAATTAGTGCGCGTTGTTCATCTCTGGATACCATTTTACTAATGGTCTCTGAGTTGAGCATTCGATCTGAGAATATACGAGCCGCCCTTGTTGTAATATAACGTTTGGCTGTATCAGGTAGAGCTAAGAAATCTCTATAATATACGATAGTTGCTTCTACACTTGATTGAAATTCGAGTGATCTAGCTGTTAAATCAAACAGCTTTCCATCTCTTTCAACTGTGTTGATGTCTGGTGTGTCGATACGTGCAACATCTGCAGGTACAACAATTTGATTAAATTCGTTACGACTAAGCACAACTTTATCTTCAGTGTTAAAGTGCCAGCCTTGAGCTTGAACCTCACGGCTTACCTCAGTCAGCACTTGGTTAGCGATTGTTACATCAGTAACCTGATTGCCTGTAAGTGTATTAACAGGGGCTTCGCCGATTGTAGTCAGCAATACGTTGACCGCTTCTAGTTCGGTCATAGACGTTGGTTTTGTCATGATGTCCTCATTTTTAAAAAAAAGGGTTGACCCGATTAAAGGCCAACCCAGAATTAGATTAAGCAGTTTTGATTTCTACTGAACACTCAGGACGCAAGATGCCATGGCCCATTGCGTACTTCGCCGCCATTAATGTACCTTGGTACATAACTTCGAAGTCACCAGATGTTCTTTCAACAGCTAAGTCCATTAACTTAACAGTACCCAAAGCTTGCTTCTGCATTACTACAGCCGCTGTGTTTGAGAAGTTACCGTGATAAGTATTATTTTCACCAGCTACTGCTGAGATGTTTGCTGATGGTACGTTGTTAGATTTAACAATCTGAATACCAGCAACACGTAAAACTGTACCGTCTGCATAAACACCAGCACCACCGAAGTCACGGTTGATTACGTCTGTTGTTTGTACAAGGTTATAGTATTGTGCAGGTTTAACTATAGCTACACGGTCACTCTCAGGAACGTCTTTTTCGTCCATGACTTTAGCCGCTTCAAAGATTGATGCCGCTAATGATGCACCGTTAGTTTTAGCATCTGCATCAGTAATAGCTGAACCGCCATTACCACCAGATACTGTTGCTGATGAACGAGCCGCTAATACAGCAAGTTGTAGACAGCGAATGTCGAATTGCTTTGAAAGAGCCATGCCCAATAGACGTGAGTATTCTGCACGTACATCGTAGTGGTTCTTAGCTTCATCAATGTTTGCTATGAATGTATCTGCAATCAAAACGTCATCGATGTTAACAACGATTTCGTTATGTGCAATTTTCTGTGTACCCAATAATGGTGTACCCACAGTGTGGTATGCGGCATTCGCTTTACCTGTCACTGGGAATGATGCTGATTTACCAGACGCGATTGTACGCGCTACGTGTAAATCTTTCATTACGTTTGTTTCGTCAAAAGCAGTTAAAACTTCACCAGCGAATATCTTTAAAAATAAAGCATTCGACTGCGTTGCATTAGCCGCCGCTAGGTTTGCCGCGCCGAGGCGTGACGGAGTTACGTTTGTCATTGTCTTTTCCTATTTGAAAATAAATTATATAGTTTTAAGAATGACTTTCGGTCTCTTACTAGTCAGGGTTGTCATACGCATATGGCCTTGTCGTTCATTGTCGATAGTCTCAACCACCCAAATTAGGTGTGTTAGATGTTCTCATGTCATAGGAATTGATGGGGGTGCAGTTTATACCTGACACTCCCCACCATACTTTTTACTTTTTCTTTGTTGGACGGCCTACTTTTGTACCGTAAGTCCCTTTACCTTTTGGCATTATATTCTCCTTTTAAAATACTGATGACCTTCCAAGCTTTTCTTCAACGTCTTTAGTGTACGCCGTGTCCTTGCCATATCGGGGGTCTTTCATAGCCGCTACAACTTGTGCAGTGCTACGGAATTCATCTTTACTTGCCGCTGATGCTCTACCTTGTAGTAGGCTAGGCTCATAACCTTCTGATGCTTCTCTTTTAGAGGATAGCCATTCAACAGCCATCTTAGCATTATCAGTACCACCTGAGACCATGTTGTTATACATCTCAAGTTCTTGTGTATCGAGGGATTGTTTAGCCCAATCTGTTAGATCGGCATAACCTTCTTTACCCCCAGCAACATTCATGACTGCATCAACATCTGCCGCGCCGCCACTTTGCATACCTTTAATATAAGTCTCCACCATTTCTCGCGGATAACCCATGCCTTCAAGTTCAGTAAAGCTATCTGTTGATAACTCGCCACCAGACTCATATTCGTCTGCAAACTTAGAGAAGCTCACTGGTTCAGAACTCTTTACTTCGTCCTGACCCTGCGTTTCTGTTGGCTCTTGTGGAGCTGACATTTTCTTCTCTAGTTCACCATATGACTTAGCCATATCTTCTGGTGAGCTAAACTTTTCTGGCAACCACTCAGGTCGTTCAGAAAGGTTATCCTCTGCAACTGGTGCTTCTGGGCCTGTATCTTCTTCTGTTATTGTGATGCTTTCAGCCATAATTAGAAATCTTCCCTTTTGATTGGGTGTGGATTACTTTTAATGATTGATGGTGTTGCCAGTGGTTTCTTTACAGGCTCTTCTGAAGGTGTATTATCCTTCGCCGCCTTGCTGTCTTTGGCTTTCAACATATGAATTTCCTAATGCTTTAACGCCCTCTTGAACTGCGCTTGGGCCAGCTTGCATTGCCATTTGTTGCATTTGTGCTTGCTGTTGTTCTTGGGCTATTTGTTCTTGTGATTTAATAAGACCGTCTGTCTCAATGCCTAATGCTGTTGCACGGCGTTTGATGTAGTCCTGTAAGTTTACATATTGCTGTAATACTTCTGGGCCTAATGCTTGTGACATTCCTTGTATAAACATATCTAGTTTACGAAGGTCATGACCTCGCCCAAGTGCTTCCATACCAGTTACGATTGAAGGTTTTACAACCTCTTCTGGTAACTTAGGTAACTTCTTAGATTTAGTCAGTACGTCGATCTTACGATTAATATAAGGTAACTGGAATTCTTGAGATAAGATTGAGTAAATACCTGATAAGGTATCCTCTAGTTCACTTGCAAGATATCGTATTTCTTCTGCAGTTACACGTTCAGCGTTGCGTGATACAGATGACTGTAACATGAACTGTTGTGACAGACGTTCTTCAATACCCTGCATAGCTTGATACGCCACTCTAAAGTCATTAAATTTGTCCATCTGCAAAACAGATACATCATTCTTGTTACCTTCAATGATTGCTGTATTCTCTGCTTGAGCGATTGTTCTCATTCTGGTTGTACCGTTAGGATTAACCATGAATAATACTTTAGCCGCCGCCGCCGCACCTTCAACGATTGCTTGTGATAAAGCTTCAAGAGACCGTAAGTCACCTAGAAGTTCTTCAACAAACCCACGTCCATAGTCTTCACCGTCAATACGAGAGAACCTTAATGGAAGGAATGGTACGCTATTTTTCTTGTATTTACCTTTAGAGCCAGAGACTAATGTTCCCTTACACTCTTGGTATATAGTATAAAAATCATTCTTACGTTCTACGTGAGTATAGATTTCTACAGTCTTTTCGTCACCTTCAAGTTTACCTGTTATGTTAGCCGCTGTCGCTTTGTCCAGAGCGTTAGGTGAGACATGCTCAACCGTTACTATCTCTAACACTTCACCGTTAGGGGCGCGTGATACAACATAACTATCTAAATGAATTACTCTTGTTTTATCTTGTCCAACTTGTAACAAAACGTTACCGCCGACAATTAAATGTTTTAACGCTTCGTGTACCGCTACTCGATCACCAGACGTTTCAATCTCGGACATTACTGCCCTCTCATACTCACCTAACTGTTCTTCCATTGCAGTCCTTGCCGCATCGTCTTGAGCCATATCTTTTAAAGTATACGGTTCTACCATGAGGCGGAAGAATGGGGAGTTAGGTGGCATTAGGGCTAGTGAAAGTTTTGAAGCTAAGTTATTCACACCTCTCGCACCGATACCTTGAAATGGAGTATATATATCACTCGTTTCATTGTGGCTATCTTGTGGGATTAATGATGGAATTGTTAGTTCAGAACAATCTCTAGCTCTGTCTAAATAAGATTGACGTGTCTGTTCAAGCTGACGATACCGCGTTTCTGCAGTACCTATACTCATTTACGTTCTCACTTTGTTATTTGTAGACCAGTATTCTTACCCATGTTTGAAACAGTGGGGTCTAGGTCAACACGCAACTGAGATGTTCCAGCGGCTTTATTAGCTACTGCACCTTTCTCTGCGGCATCGCCTGATTCTGATGAAGTTGGGTCGTACATATTTGTTTGTACTGGGTTTACCGCTGGTGGAGCGGCTGGTGGGGGTGTAGGTTCGGCTTTACTGCCTCCAAAGCACATAGTCTATTCTCCTAAATTTGAAGCTAATTGTTCTTCATGAATTGTTGTTAAAAAGTCTACGACTGAACGCTGTCCACCACGCCATTTTAATTGGTCTAAAGTCTCACCTTCTTTTGGTGAAACGTTAGGAAAACGTGAGTTAAGTTCTGCTAGTAGTTCTTTAGATATATAAGGAAACATTGTTTATTTAATCCTCTATAGTGCAACCTAATTAAAGGCGCGTGTCCATGCGGCGCATATACCTGACCTCACAACATCGTCGTGATTGAAGTTACAATGGGCGGCAGGGATGTTATGTTTGTGTAACAAATCAATAGCAATCTTTAATCCAGAGTCACCTTTAAGGTCATGCTGGGATATATCACCATTGATAATTACCTTTGTGTTCTCACCTATTCTTGTAAGAAACATCTTCATTTCGTGAGGTGTAAGGTTCTGCCCTTCATCGAGTATAACAAACGCATCATTAAATGAGCGTCCTCTCATTACTTCAAATGGTACAATCTCGATATCATTTCGCTTACGCGCTATCTCATACTTACCCTTTCCTAATCTCTCGGTAAGGACTTCAGTAAGAGGATAGACCCACGGTGCTATCTTGTCTTCAATAGTACCTGCAAAGAAACCTAAAGATTTACCTGCAGGGATGTTAGGTCGCGTTAAGATTATCTTTTTAATCCTATGCTTATTAAACATATCTGCCGCGATAGCCGCCGCAATATATGTCTTACCAGTACCTGCAGGGCCAGTAACAAATACTTGAGAGTATCGATGGATACACTCCATATAGTTCTCTTGTGCAGGGTTCATTGGGAGTAGAGGACGGACGCGAGGAGTTACCACGCGCCCTTGATCTTCTACCTTCTTTTTGTAGGCAGATTTTTTAGCCATATTTATTCCTTATCGGATTGGGCAAGCACCTGTTGCACATTCATCATCAGTTAATTCGTCGAATGAATTTGCATTTTCAATATCTACAGGTGTGAGTTTAGATACATATTCGTCGTACACTTCTTTTGATACGACATCTTGTGGAAGGTAGGCATAACCTAAGTCTTCTGCAGTCTTAGTTGGGTCGTTTCTATAGATGAATGACACACCTACATAGCTATCCCAGTTAGTCATAATCCAATTAATCATAGATGGTATTTCATCTGGAGAATAACTGATGGTTACAGAACAATTATGATCTACATAGTTGTCCATCATTAGCTTGTATCTATCTAACTGTTGAACTGCAGTTTCTAGGTTAACAAACTTACCATCGACTTCATCAAACTTAACATCATTATAAGCTACAGGAAATGTAACCAGTACACTGTCAGGTTCAAAAGGTTTCTCAATCACCTTGTATCCAGCGTTCGTCATGATGGGTACGATAGGGTCATGCTTAGAGAACGTAACGTTGTTAAACAGGTACTTACCTAGTGGTCGATGCACTCCTTCTGTCGTTGACATTATTTTGCTCAACGTGCCGCTAGGTTTTATGGTCGATACAAGTTTAGCTCTAGGTAGTCCTAGTTCATCTGCAATGCTGTTAGCTCCTAGTCTTGCTTGAGCCTGTAGTGTCTTGAGCATAGTTTTAACATTCATGTACATATATTCTTGGTGGTCTAACCACTTCACAATACCTGTAGCACCAACACCGCATAGACGTAGGAACTCATTCAGCTCATGCCATGACCGCTGTAAGATACCATCATCTAAGTCCACACAAGTCTGTCGATAGTTTGCTCTAGCTGACATATAGACCGCACGTTTCAAACCTTCGAAGTCATCAAGGAATTTACCCCAATCAATCTCGACTAAATTACAAAAACTCTTATTACCTAAAAGTATCTCCGCGCATGGGTTAACTCCTTTAAAATGTGGAGCGCGTTTGAGTGCCGCTTCAGCATTAATGAAGGCAGGTTCTGAACCACCAGCTTCAACCATACGGTCAAAGATGTAGGATATCTCCCACTTCGTAGGCTTCTTGAAGAACAACAATGAGTTATTAGATTGTTGTCTATGTGCATTGTCATGTAACCAGAAATCTTTCTTAGCTGATATAAATTCATCAACTTCAATATCATCGACAGGCATAACCGCAATCTCTGCAGAACGTCTTGAGGATAGTGTAGTTCCCATGTGGTTCAGTAGGTCTAAGATATCCATGCGTGTCAGTAGCTGACCTGCACGTTTGTTCATGATGTTACATATCTTTTGTAGTGCGATGTGTAGTGTATCATCACCAGAACTTATCCAACCGTACCCCTTTAACCTCGTACCTGCAGGTCTGATTTCTGTGTAGTCTAATATGATTTTATCTACAGGGTCTTTCAGTGCCATGATTTTACCCAAAGCTTTAGCCCATGCTTTCGCGCTATCACCTATGGTTAATCTATATATACGATAACCTTCTTCAGTAGTTCTCATTTCTACTTTGTTATCTTCAGCACCACGATCTGTACGAGTTGAACGCCATGTCTCTACTTCTATATTCTTTGCGAAGCCATTGAGTGTACCGACGATAGGTTCGAAGCCAACTCCACAGCCTTGTAGTAATAACCAGAATGCATCAACTACATCATGAACTGTTTCTATTCTACCAAAGCTACAGTTAAATTGAGATGCTTCATGCTTCTTTGCTACCTCAGTACCACCGAGCCATAAGGTACGCCCAGACGTTGTAGCTTTCCTAGACATCATCAGCTCACGGAATTCATTAAGCTCACCTATTTCACCTTGGTTAAGCTTCTCGTTCTTACTGCGTTCCCATAGCCATTGCTGGTGTCCTATGACACGATCAACAGTTTGTTCCCACGTCTCAAATATAGTGCCTTCATCGTTGAGGGGTCTATTATATGTGCGTCTTGTTACAACGCTTGCTCTTACATCTGTCATCTATTGTCACCGTTTCCTTTAAGTACCCCACGCTCTTTTCGATCTGAGAGTTTTGCTAAATTATTTTCTGCTAATGTTTGTAGTGTTGTGTTGTGAACCCGTGCCAATTCACTAACAAACCAGAGTACATCACCTAGTTCACTTAGGACTTCACCCCTTGGGTACACGCCATCCTTGCGGTAATACTTAGCTACCTTACCATTCAGCTCACCAACCTCAGATGATAAGCCTAGTGTTAAATATTCTATTGCGTGTTTTGTTGGATACACGGCTGTCTTCTCAGCACCTTGTTGGTACTCATTGAGTGTCATTTCTTTTGTCATAATTATAATTCATCCATGCCTGTAAGTAGATTAAGTCGCATCTCGGCGTACCTAATCACTTTATATAAATCTGTAGCTTCGCTATCTTCTGGGGTCATACCTTCGTACTGTTTGTAACCAGCACGGACTGCGTACTTAACAATGTTACCAACGTGAAAAGGTAGGTCGTTACGCATTATGAATTCGATTGGTTCGATTACATACTGAGTATAGTGGATAGGTTTATTTACTAGGTCGGGGGTGTCCATAGGATTACCTTTCTTGTTTTGAAATCGTAGTTGTCAGCACGGCAGATACGAGCAACTCGTGCTTGTGTAAGTGCAACCGATTCATTGAGGTTTTGTTTGGCGTATGCTTTGACTACTGCATCCCACATCTCAGCTAAGGTTTCACAACCGTCGAGAATTTTTTCTGCAGTTTTAGGGCCACAGCGAGGCAGACCTTTATAACCATCAACAGCATCACCTGTTAATGTCTGCATCATATGAAAGTAGTCAGCTTCTGGGACTGATACTATACGAACCCTGTCATCTTTTGCTGGGTTGTAGAGGTTACACGGTATTGTATTTAAGTCTTTATCTTCTGATACAACAATACAATCAGGCTCATTGGTTGCAGTAATACCTAATAGGTCATCAGCTTCCATAGTATCTACCATGATACCATCCATCTCAGTCATGATATATTCACGAAGAGCTTTGAGTATCAGGGGCTTGCGTGTATCTTTACGATTAGACTTATAGTCAGGCAGTACATCTTTACGCCAGTTCTCAGAGTGGGTTAGATACATAACAATCTCACCTTCACCAAAGTCACTGGTGATTTTGTGTAGGTAGTTATTTATATATTCTATACCCTCATGCTCATAAGCGTGTAGCGTCCACATACCATCGCCCCAATCTATAGGACGCTCACAACTTGAAGCCGCTTTAAATGCTACGATATCTGCATCTATTAAATACTTCATTGTAGCTTACCCCCATCGAATGCCATGAGGTCAGCTTTAGATTTATCTTGAGGTGACATGATTGATAAGCAGATGAGTGCCGCATCGTGAACTATGTTCTTCATGGCTTCGTCTTCAACGCCATCATGTGCTGTAGCTAGTGCTACAATACATTGTGACATCGATGTATAAATTACTAATTCATTGTCCATCGGTTAATGCCTTCCATGATATAGGATAAAGAGATGCCATCTGTTCACCGAGGTGTTCAGCAAAGTCTCTAGTTTCTCTTTGGGTGTCGGGTTTAATTCTAAGATTGTAGACGCGAGACCAGAACAATAATGAACCTGTCCATACCCACTCAGTTAAAGCCCCTTGTGGAAGGATTGCCCTTGCTTGTTCAGCACAAATCCCAACGGCTATCATCTTGTTATATGTAGCAATCGCATCGATGCAGATGTCGTGATACTCTTCTACAAATTCTTCTGAACGCCTATGCGGTTCTGTGCTAGAGCCTTGCTTTACATCATCTGCACCAGCTCTAAAGAACTGTGGCTTCCAGTAGATAGGAGAAGATTTTATATACCGTCTACTTACTTCGTTCCATGTTGCACCGACTTGGTGCTTTGCAAGTTGTCTGCTAACAAAGATTGGAGCTGTACATCTGAATGTTGCTACAGGATGTGAGAAGGGATGTACGTGTTTCTCTCTAGCTAGAAAGTTTATCAGTCTTTCATTCTGGTGTTCACCATACGCGCTGGCTTGTTTATTAAATGATACTCTCGCGGCATCAGTCACAAGATCATCTGAACCCATATGGGTCATGTAAGATACATCAATCATAGTAATCCTTAATGGTTAGTTATTTTTATGAATTTAGGTTCGTTGTATGTGTGAACTTCACGGTGACAATTGGCACATAGTAGAAAGCATTTGTCTGCTTCAGCGATTAGGTTATCCATACTGCGTTGCATGTTAGCTTGACTGACCTCAAAGACTTTTAAGTCACGGTCATAATGATGGAATTCAAACACATTCTCATGGTATGTATTGTAGCACCGTTCACACTCGCCGCCCTTATAGGAGACAAGTAATCTCTTTCGTTCACGTACTTTCTCACGCATCTTTATTGAGTGTGGATTACTAGTGTGTGTCTGCCCAATTGTTGCCGACTTTGTATTCTCCAGTGATGGGTACTCTGAACTTGAAGTGTTCTCCAGCGAGTTGAAAAGATTTAACTGCTTGCTTTCCGACATGATCAGCTATCTCCTCTCTCGCTATAAGTTGAACTTCATCATGGACGTGAGCGACTTGCGCCCAATCCTTGCCCCATATGTAACCGTTACTGGTTAGATTTTCATAAAGGATTACTGTGGATTGCTTTGCTATCAACGAGCCAGCTCCTTGCAAAAGTGTGTTCAAGCAACTATGCGTTGAGCGTACAGGTAAGACTCTTTTATCCAAACCAACTAGATGTCCTTTAGTTTTAGCTGATCTAGTTACAGCGTCTTTAAGTAGCTTGAGGGCAGGGGTTGCTTTCATAAACTTGTCAATCAAACGCTTACC